TCACCGTTCGGTAATTCAGTTGACGAACTCCTACATGATTGCAGAGCAGCATATATGTGCTCTGGAAAAAGTAGGCGAACTAGACTGACGGAAACTCTATCTGAAGCCTCATTGAGGTCCAAGGTAGAGTAATCACCACGTACAGAGCCCATGAGGGCTCCGAACTGGTTTGGTTCCTGGTCAGAGAAGCGGACACTTTCCCTCGTAAGAGGGTGGGTCTCCACTAACTCGACAATGGCTTTGCCCAATCCTTGCTGGACCCATTGATAATCAACAGGTTCACAAGAGATAAGACGAGGCCCGCGGGAGTCCTTGGGAACGAGACAAACTCGTGCAGGGATCTCCTTGTCATCGATGACTTTATAGTCACGATAACGGTCACAGACATGACCCACAGACGCGAAGAAAAATGCGTCCAGTGGGTAATATTCAGTGATCTTCGCCGAGACATTTGTCCACACGTACTTATCCCAGGGCTTTTGCTTAGTAGCAACAGCTCCAGGTCCGTGACGCGGATAGATGTCTTTCGGGTCAAAATACGCAAACAGGTCGGATAACCTGAATCTTGCGTCGCGTGCTATTGCCTTCTTGCTAAGCGTTTTAGAACGCCAATAGCGAGTGACACTAACACTGTCAGAACAAAGTTCTTGAGCCAAAGCATCAAGCTCTGCTGACACTGCCGATAGGTCTTCCTCAGTTTTTTGAAACTTTTGGATGACTTGTTGTTCTTGTTCATCAGAGTAAGGTAGCTTGTACTTATAAAAACAGTACAAAACGTCCCGTAAACTCACGATACTTTGTATACACGGTTGTGGAAGGACTGATCCGTCATAAGAGAAGACACGTCCGAAAAGCGTTCCGAGAAATCTCGGTAGCCTACTATTGGGCTGGGATTTAAACCCCAGCTTACTAGCGTCGAACGTTCCTTCACCAGCTAAGGCCTTATCTAGCGCCTTGCCGAGACGGGGAAAAGACTTCGTAAGAAGTCCTGGACCTTCCATTTCGAATCTGTAGCTCAGCCTTTGCAGGTCGAGCCTAAGGTTTCGAGTGTCGATGACCGAACCATGTATGGTATGAACGTCGCGTACGACGGAGAGGATGTGTTCTAACATGGATACATCTGTGCTCTTAATGTTTCCCATAAGGGATAACTCACAGAACACGCTTCGTAATACACGACTCAATATGGCAGCCTCTAGAATGATCGTCCGCCCTTCTGGGCGACGTGGTGATCCCCTTTCGGGGTTATCCACGGCGACGACCACTTTTACCTACTGCCACACGTCACTGAAGGATTTGCCTTCAGCATTTAATAACCACGGTGGGGTACATTACCCACCTTCTAGTCTATGAGCATATTAGTGCCCAAAACGATGTGGCTCCCAAGCGTCCCGAACGGGCGTCAACTGCCGTTACCACTTAAGGCAACGTCCACAGTTTACGCTTACGTCAAGGCGCCCGAGGGCCTCACCATCACAAGTCCATCCGAACTATCAGTGCCGCTTGTTAGCGACTTAAGTACGCTGCTCTTCTCCAGCGGGACCCTCTACCTCCTTCGCCTACCTCTCCTTATTCAGGATGAGCAGGTGTTGGGGCAGAGCCCGTTAATTGGAGACGAGGCAGCGATACAACTGAATTACCCGGATGAATACGGACCAGGACAGTGGATAGCAACGACGCCCTACTCGTGACACCTTTTTAGGCGCACGAACTTCAACAGCCAATACGGCTGAGGGTAGATCGGACATTGCTATCGGAACCATCGCCGGTGATCACACGATTAAGTATGAAAACTACAGATATACGCAGTCAAGTTTTGTCTCAACTCAAGGCCTTCAAGCAACCTTCCTTTCGGAAGGCGACTCGGAGACGCAAGAACGAGACATACTGCTATTATACCTATACTAAGGTCTTTCCAGACCCTAGCGGCGATTACGTCGTGGAATGTTGGGGCGTCAAAGCCCTAACATCTTCAGCAGGGGTGCGAGTCTTTCGAGACCGCTATGGCAAGGGGCATTTGTGCCTTCTTGACAAGTCCCTGGTAAAAGTTCACCAGTCAGGTGAATCCGCGAGCCTGGTTTGCGGACTAGGTAGTCCAGAGAACACCCAACTACGCTGAGTAGGACAATAACAATTCCTACCTTTGTAGCGGACGATAATCTGGAGAATGGTGCGGTTGACATTGGACTTAAAGTCCGCCGTTCAGCAACACCGAGGCTCCGTTGCCAGTGCAGTCGTAGAGAATCGTCGTGCTTGCACCTAATGAGGCGCAAAACGACATCAACTCTGCGATCACGTTGGCAGGCTCTGTCTAGGCCAGCAGACCCCCTATGGGGATGTCTGCGACCATGTATGCAGAGCTAGTAACAGGCGTCTTCGAATCGACCGTGCTGATCGTGGTTTTATCCACGCGGCACAGCGACCGTCGGCGCTTATTAATTCCAGTACCGATTTCCACGTGTTTAATCGTGATCCGGTGCTGGGCACTCGGGGACTCGCCAATTTGGCGAAAGACCCGGGTACGGCCCTCAGACGACAGGTGATCGAATTCAACTTCGGTCCCTGCGCTATTCTTAACTTCATTCGTGTTGAGTGTATTACTTAGCATGCGGTTGTTAACTGCAGTGATGTGGCTTATGCCACGTGTTTAAACATGATAGCCCGAAAGGTGCTTCACGTCGTTGTTATGGCCGCCTACGATGGGTTAATCCCAAAGCGGCGCCAAGACTCAGTTCAGTTGAACTAAGCCCGCTAGTTTGTAAACTAGCTAAGGTCGGTAGTGACGTACTCCTCTTGTAGGAAGTTTCTGTCACAACCGGAGCTGATACGCGACTGCCGCCACCCCAAACGCCGTCCACCGGGACCGAGATTTCTCGAGTCAGGTAGATACTACGTTTGCGGGAAACGGAATCGCAGTAACGATATATGTTTATCATTGGATCCATGAGACCAATATGTAGTCCATCTAGGAACTTTCCAACTTGGAAAACCCAGTCAACTACAAACGACCAGCGTACGGCATTCCAAATGATTCGGGGATTAAAATTCACCCCTAGGTCATCAAGAAGGCTATACAATCGAGCATGCTCGATCTGGTATTGTCGCCACGTAAACGCGGCTTCAATTTCTGCATGGAACTTAGTCGGAGCATTCAAGCACTGCCTAGTCCAGGTTACCTTGTTGACACTTCTAAAGTTGGTCCACGTGAGTGGATCCGCCGTCGAAGTGTCGATGGGGTTCGCTGTTTCAACAGTGTCAGTATTCTCTTGCCAGACGCGATCGAAATGATACGTGTTTGGCTGACTAGACGTGTTCAAGAAGCGCCTCATGCGCTTCTCTAGACGTGACAAGGAACTATGTATAGTTCCTATGTCTGATATTAACGGTCCGATGTTAAACATCTTTTGAAGATAAACATCGGCCGCCACCCTGAACGCCTCTCGCGAGGTATGAGCCGTGGCTTTAACAAATGCCACGAGCTTTTTCTTATTCAGGGAACGGAGGAGTTGGTACAGTGTAGCGCCTTCTTGAGGATGAGAAATCATCCTCGAAATCCGGCGCAAACCACGGGCCGACTCAATCAAACTGGGAATGTCTTTGAGCTCGTAAAACGAGTTAATCGACGACATCTTAGCCTGGATTAGGTTACAGAGGGTTTTAAGGCCCTCCGACTTTAGGTCCTGGTAAGACGTTGGATCAGAAATGAATCCACTCTCAGCCTGACTGTTATTCACGAATGCAGGAAGGTTCTTATTGAAGAAACCTGCATCTCCGTACACACTACTCATAAACGCAAGCGGATTGTATATTGTGTCGGTAACGATATTATCAAACATCGTTTTCCTAGCAACTTGGCAACCCGTCGGGTACTGGCTACGCACACAGAGCACCTTGTGGTGTTCAAATGCATGCCAATATTCCCGCCCTCCAAACCCGTTGGGTGACACACGCGAATAGGACTTATTAAAAAGAGTCCCGTACACGGCGTTGCCCTCGTAGGAATAGAAGGGTGGTCCGACACCGGAGCCTACAAGCTCAGTATCGAACAGATCGTTCTCTTGCTTTATGTAGTGAGTAGACATATACATGGGGTCGTTAGGTCATAACGACATGAGGTGCGCACCAACAG